AGCAGTCTTTCCTGTTGCCTTTTGTCACCAAAGCTGCACACAGGTACATGCAGTTTGACCCTGAGAATTACCCCGTGGCTGACTATAAGTTTAACGCTACGTCTACTCTAGGCATTATTGCTAGAGAGTACGAGGTTACTCAACTAGTTCAACTTTTACAAACTATGAAACAAGATAGTCCTCTGTACCCTGTGTTGATCCAGAGTATTATCGACAACATGAATTTGAGTAACCGTGAAGAGCTAATTGCAGCTATGCAGCAAGCTAGTCAGCCTGATCCACAGCAACAGCAAATGGCTCAGATGGCGCAACAAGCACAGATGCAGCTACAACAGGCTCAGACAGCAGCCCTACAGGGTCAGGCTAATGAGTCAGAGGCTAGAGCTTCTAAGTACATTGTAGATGCCGAGCTAGCTCCACAGGGTATTGAGATTGAGCTTATTGAAGCTATCACAAAAAACTTGAGAGAAGGAGATGAAGACGATAAAGAGTTCGAGCGTAGAATGAAGATTGGACAACTTGCAATCAAAGAAGCTAATCTAAACAACCAACGAAAATCAGGAGATACTCCTCGTGCTGATGACACAGAAAGAAATCAACAACCTGCTCCAACAGATCAACCAAGCGTTCAAAGAGCAATTCGACAAATTGGACTTGCTGGAGAACAGGGTCAAAACTTTGGAGGAGAGCGTTAATGCCCAAGGAAAAGGATCCAAGACTAGCACGAGCGGGAGTAAGCGGGTACAACAAACCAAAGAGGACTCCTAACCATCCTAAGAAGTCTCATGTGGTTGTGGCAAAAGAAGGAGATAAAGTTAAGACTATACGCTTTGGGCAACAAGGAGTATCTGGAGACAAAAAGGCTACTGCTAGACAGAAGTCGTTTAAGGCTAGACACGCAAAGAATATAGCTAAAGGCAAGATGTCTGCAGCATACTGGGCTGACAAGGTAAAATGGTAAGGAGAAAGCTATGCCAATGGTCGGAAATAAAAAGTACGCATATACAGCTAAAGGTAAGGCAAAAGCTAAGGCTGCTGCTAAGAAAACGGGCAAGAAAGTAAAGAAAGCTAAAGGATACTAAGAAACGGTAAAAATAACATTAAAAATAGCTTGACTTTTGCTTAAAAGTATGATATAATATACAGTGTACTATGGTACATTTTATTAACTGAGACAACCCGAGGGCCTCAAGTGGACAAAGAAACACAAGAGTACTACGACACATACTTTAGTCTTTTTGCTTCAGACGGATGGAAGCAGTTAGTATCAGACTTTGGTAACAATGTTTTACAGATCAATAGTGTAGAAGCAGCTAAAGACTCTGATGATCTGTTTTTTCGTAAGGGTCAACTAAATATCTTAGGCCACCTACTTAACTTACAAACTATAGTAGAAAATAATTACGAAGAAGCTAATAAAGAAGATGATTAAAGTATTTGATTTTAAGTGTTCTAACGGACATACATTTGAAGAATTTGTAGAAGGTAACGTAACATCCAGTAGGTGCGGATGTGGTGCTAATGCTACAAAAATTGTATCAGCTACTCAGCACGTACTTGAAGGTGCTTCTGGGGATTTTCCCGGTAGGCACATGAAGTGGGTACGTGAACACGAGAGGGCTGGTCAAAAAGCGAGGGAATCTCTGTAGAGGCAACTCCCATTTTAAATCTCCATAACCTATTTAGGCGGGGTAAGTTTATATATGTCACGCGCACAACTAATTGACGAGCGTCCAGAAGAAGAACTAGAACCAGCAGATGAACTAGACACACAGGATACTGTAGAGACTCCTCTAGAAGAGGAACAACCTCAAGAAGAATCCGATCTACCGGAAAAGTACCAAGGTAAGTCTGTAGAAGAACTTGTACAGATGCACCAAGAGCTTGAGAAGTTTACAGGCAAACAGAGTACGGAAGTAGGTGAGCTTAGGTCTGTTGTTGATAGCTACATCCAGACACAACTCGACACACAAATAGCACCTGTACCACAGCAACAAGATGATGAAGATGATGTAGATTTCTTTGTTGACCCTAAAACTGCAGTTAGTAGAGCTATTGATAACCACCCAAAGATCAAAGAAGCGCAAGCGTATACCATACAAGCTAAGAAGCAGGCAACGCTAGCACAACTTCAAAAAGATCACCCAGACATGGAAGCTGTCTTACAAGACCCCAAGTTTGCTGAGTGGATTAAAGCATCAAAAGTTCGTACTAAACTGTTTGTAGATGCTGACCAAGCATACGATTACGATGCTGCAAATGAACTATTTAGTAACTGGAAAGAACGTAACCAAGTAGTTCAACAGACTGTGCAAGCAGAAAAAGCAGCCCGTAAGAGTTCCGTTAAGTCTGCAAATACAGGCAACGCAAGGGGAACAGGAGAGGGATCACGCAAAAAAGTTTATCGTCGTGCTGACTTAATTAAACTTATGCAAACAGACCCTGACCGATACACGGCGCTACAGCCTGAAATAATGGCGGCGTACGAAGAGGGGAGGGTCAAATAATCTAGGAGATTTAAAATGGCTACTCAAAATTATCCCGGCACACCCGGCGGGGGTTCCATTGTAAACAAAACCGCCGCAGCAACATTCATCCCAGAAATCTGGAGTGACGAAGTAATTGCTGCATACCAAAAGAACCTGAAGATGTCACCTCTTGTTCGTAAGATGGCAATGACAGGCAAGAAAGGCGACAAGATTCACGTACCTAAGCCTATCCGTGGTGCTGCTTCTGCTAAAGTTGCAGACACTGCTGTAAACATTCAGGCTAACGTTGAGCAAGAACTTGAAATTGACATCAATCGTCACTTTGAGTACTCTCGCTTTATCGAAGATATCGTAGAAGTACAAGCTCTGTCTTCTCTGCGACAGTTCTACACTGAAGACGCTGGTTACCAGTTGGCTTTGACCGTAGACACTGACTTGATGAATGCTGCTACTGGCTTTGGTGACGGTACGCTTGATCTTGCTGCTCCTACTGGTGCAGATTGGGCTAACAGCAACAGCTACTACTTCAACGCTGCTCTTGGTCTGGATCTCTTTGTTGCTGGTCAAACGGTAACTGGTGACAACTTCACCGACCTCGGTTTCCGTGAAGCTATCAAGATCCTCGACGATGCTAACGTACCTATGGAAGATCGTTGCTTGATTATCCCACCTGCTGCTCGTAAGACAGTAATGGGCATTGAGCGTTACGTATCTAGCGACTTCCGTGATGACCGCACTGTTAAGTCTGGTCTGATTGGTAATGTCTACGGTGTTGACGTTTACGTATCTAGTAACTGTCCTACGCTTGAGACTAACGTCCGTGGTTGTATCTTTATGCACAAAGACGCTCTTGTTCACGCAGAGCAACTGGGTGTTCGTTCACAGACTCAGTACAAGCAAGAGTATCTCTCTACTCTGTACACCGCTGACACCCTCTACGGTGTTCAAGTGTATCGTCCTGAAGCTGGCCTCATCTTGGCTGTCTTTGACGAGTAATAGTACTACGGGGGTCGCAATGGCCCCCTTTTCCTTTTTCGGTTTTTAGGAGTAGTATATGCCTATTTACAGAGGCTCTGGCGGTTCAGGTAACTCTACAACAAGTGGTAACGCTAATCAAGTAGCGGAAGATGCTGCTCGTGCGGCTGCTAGTGCTGATGCGGCTTTAATAAGTGAAAATGCTGCGGCTGCTAGTGCTGCTGCTACAGTAAACTTTACTACCAGCCTTCAAGTTAACGCCTCTGGTTTATCAGCAGGCTCTAGTCCTACTGTATCTTACGACAGCGGAAGTATTACCATGTCTTTTGGTATTCCTGCTGGCGCACAGGGTATACAAGGTATACAAGGAAACCCCGGAACTAACGGGACTAACGGGACTAACGGTACTGACGGTACTAACGGTACTGATGGTACTGATGGTACTAATGGAACAAACGGCACTGACGGTACTGGATTTACAGGTGGTAGTTATAATTCTTCTACAGGTGTGGTTACGTTCACATCTGATGATGGTCTTGGTTTTGTTACGAGCGACTTAAGAGGCGCTGATGGAACCAATGGAACCAATGGAATAGACGGTACTAACGGTACTAACGGTACTGATGGTACAGGATTTACAGGAGGTAGCTACAACGCGTCTAATGGCGTAGTTACTTTTACGTCTGACGATGGCCTCGGTTTTGTTACAGGTGATTTAAGAGGTGCAGACGGTGCTGATGGTATTCAGCTTACTGATCTCAGCGTAACACAAAACGCAGTAGGAACAGCGGCCCTTAGCTACAACAATACAACAGGAGTATTTAGCTATACACCTCCTGATCTTACTTCTTTTATTACTGCGTCTAGCACCGACACATTTACTAATAAGTCAGGCAACATTAGTCAGTGGACTAACGACTCTGGTTATATCACTAGCTATACAGAAACCGACACGCTTGATTCAGTAACAGGCCGTGGTGCTACGACTACTAACGCTGTAACGGTTGGCAATCTAACCTCCACAGGCATCGACGATAACGCCACAAGCACTGCGATTACGGTTGATTCAAGTCAGCGCGTAGGGATTGGCGGTACACCTGAAACACAATTTACAGTTTATGGGACTACTAACTCGTTAGCTAGGCTTATAGGGGCTAATACTGGAATATCTGGAATAGATTTAGGCGATACTGATGACTCTGATGTGGGAAGAATTAGGTATCACCACTCAGACAATTCATTACGCTTCCATGTTAGTGCTGTTGAGCGTCTGAGGTTAGAGTCTGACGGAGACTTACACGCAGACGGTGATGTAATCGCCTACTCAACCACTGTTTCTGACCAGCGCCTAAAGGATGACGTTGAGACGATTGAAACGGCTCTGGACAAGGTTGGCAATCTGCGTGGCGTAACGTACACATGGAATGCAGGTTCACGGGCAGGACAGCGCGACTACGGTGTAATTGCTCAAGAGGTTGAGCAGGTTATTCCTGAGATTGTGCGCGAAAAAGAAATGGCCTTTATTGGCGGCGAGACTTACAAGACCGTCGATTACGAAAAGCTGACAGCCGTTCTTATCGAGGCAGTAAAAGAGCTAAAGGCTGAAGTGGAGGCGTTGAAGAATGCCACTTCCTAGCTCAGGCCAAATTAGCCTTAATGATATTCACGTTGAGGCGGGCGGCACTTCACTATCGGAAGCAGGTATCAACGATGCTGATATTCGTGGACTACTAAGTCCTACGCCAGCCAGTGAATCTGAAATGGCCTTTTCAGATTGGTACGGAGCGTCTTCCGCCGCATCTTTTAAAGGTTCTATATTAGCCGCTAATGGGA